GCTGACGCCGCTCTCCACCTCGGCATCCCACCACCATCCCAGGTCGGTATCGAAGGGCATGAGGGCTATGATTAACCCCTGGGTTGTGTGGACTACATAGCCATCGGACTTCAAGCGCTTGTTGGGCGCATTATCGCCCCAGGCCATCAGCATTGTGCGACGCCTATGTTTTAACCATAGCTTCATATCAACCCCCCCTAATAGAGCTCCAGGGCCTGCCCGGTATCTCTGCAATAATGCACTAACGCGCTGAGTATGGCGCGCTGCCAGCTTATGGTATCGTGCGTGCTATCTATCGCGTCTTCGACACAGCTGTGGTGGAGTCCTGTCAGGTTTATACTGCATGGCGGATCTTCGTTCAGGTTTATCCACGCCACGTCACCTGCGGTGAACCGATAGGAGGTTACGCCATAATATATTGCTACCGCATGCTTCCGCCCGCTGCGCGATTCCCACACGATTGACTTGTAATACCCTTCGGGGATCGGTATGTTGTCATCCCACTTGATGAGCAACCAGTGCCCGTTGCCCGGTGTGGCGGCCACGAGTTCTAGTCTTACTTTCATGCGCCCACCTCCCGCAAATCGCGGCGCAATTCCAGCGCCTGATTGGTAGCGCGACAATGATAGAGCAAGGCGCTCAAGATTGCTCGCTGCCATTCCACGAAATCAAGATGTGATGCGCCGTAGCCCAAAACCTCAACGCGCTCTGGCAGGATGTGATCTTGCACTGAAGGGCCGCCGAGACCTACCAGCCGGATGTGGTTTGAGCGAGTCGTGCCTCTAGGCTGGTCGTACTGCCACGCTATTGCTATCTCACGGTAGGAGCCGCTGTCGATGCGTATGCTTCTTGTGACTCCGTCTCGCCCTGTGTGCAGCAGCAAAACGTTGTACTCTAAGTGCTTTATGGCATTATCAATCCACGCTATCGACAGGTTGGTGTTCCGGGCATCATCCAGCGATACTTCTAGTGCGGTGATCATTCCTCCCTCTCCCTTATTGACGAGTCAGCTCTAATTGTGGCTAGATACCTCAACCAATATATAACCCATAACCGCCTAGATTGGGCTTGACATTTCTGGCGCTTTGTTGTAAAGTAGCCGTCCGGAGGTAGACGCATGACAGATTTCAATCCCGGCCCGATGCCGTATTCGCCAGAAGCCGAGCGTGCGGTTTTAGCCGCACTGATGGCTGATCAGGATTTAGCCCTAGAGGTATTGGCTAGCGTAAGAGAGCATTACTTTTACAACCCCACGCATAGGGCTATTTTCAGGGCTTGCTGCGAGCTGGAAAAAAGCGGCACAGCAATAGACCTAGTGTCAGTGGCGGGCAAGTTCGGCAGCTCTAGCGATATGATGGATACCATCGTGGATATCTGCACGGATCTCCCGACGATGGCCAATACGAAGTATCATGTCCGGCAGTTGAAGAATTACTCAACACGCCGGCAGCTAATTAGCGCGTCACAGACGATAGCTAAGAACGCCATGCAGGATACCTCTAACGACACTAGCGCACTATTAGACCGCTCGGAGCATGCGATTCTGTCAATCGGGGAGGGCAATGTAACGAAAGACTTCGTGCGTGCCGGAGAAATGCTGGATACCAGCCTTGAGGATCTAGGCAGAATGCGTACGGGCAGTCCCGTCGTGGGCATATCGACCGGATTTAAGCGTCTAGATGCATATACGACAGGCTTGCACCCCGGGGAGTTTATCATCATAGGCGCGCGGCCTGCCGTGGGGAAGACCAGCTTGGCGCTTAACATGGCAACAAACATTGCATCCTCAGGCCGGTCGGCGGGATTCTTCAGCCTCGAGATGCAGAGTAAAGAAATAATGAATCGCCTGATTTACTCTACCAGCAGGATACGCCCCGTGCAGGTGGTCAACAACCTAATCTCAGAAGTGCAGTGGGGCAGGATAGTCAAGGAGACGCGAAACCGTCTCGAATCTATGCCGCTGTATATAGACGACTCCGCGGCAATGACTCCCGTAGAGATGCGTGCTAAGGCGAGGCGTTTAAAGCATCGCGCGGGATTAGACGTGTTGTTTATAGACTATATCCAGCTAATGTCCTGCGGCGCAGATAGGGAAAACAGGCAGCAGGAGGTGACGCAGATCTCGCGGGATCTAAAAGCAATGGCGAAGGACTTAGATATCACAGTGGTGGCGCTATCTCAGCTGAGCCGCAAGACGACAGGCCATAACGGCCCGCCGATGCTGCATGAGCTGAGAGAATCAGGCTCACTAGAGCAAGACGCTGACGTGGTGGCTTTTCTATACGACCCCAACGCCGAAGCGCGTTACGAGCAAGAAGGCCCGACACGCCGCGTATCGCTGATTCTAGCCAAACAACGCAACGGCCCCACGGGGGAGATACCGATGTTTTTCGACTCAGAGATCACCACATTTGAAGAAGCAGATCTAGCATACTGACTAAAAAGAAAAAGGGAGGAGGGGGCCATCCTTGCGGATGACCCCCCTGAGGATTTTTTACTCGAAGCTCCGGGGGTAGTAAGCCCCCGGTTCGGGGACCCGGCCGGGGGCCCTCTTGCGAGGGCTCCGCCTCGGGAGGACGGCCACAGCTCCGGCCGTCATCCCAAAGAGCCAAACCGGAATCCGGGTGGCCCCGGGGGCCACCCTCCACCCCTCCCCGGGGGTCTCAGCGGCGCTCTGAACGCCCCTGAGGATCCTGGCTCTTTCGGCCAGAATCCTCGGGGCCGTAGAGAGGCCCCGGAGCCCGGCCTCCCGGCCGGGCATCTCCGGGAGCTCCCCGGCGGCCTCCGCGGCCAGCCGGGGGGTGGCCGCCGGGGTCTCCCCCGCGGCCACCTCGGACACCCACTCGGCGGCCGCCTGCCGCTGGTGGGTATCAATCCGTGCAATCCATACCGCGCTGGTGGCCAGCGCGGCCACCACCACAAACAGCTTTGTCGCGTTCACGGACCCTCCTTTCCGGCCCCAACTTTTACGGGGCCTATTGAGGTAGGGGGCCGCACCTTGCAGCCCCCTCTTGCTCTCCATTATATTTATACCACGCCGAGGGGGCGTTTTAGCCACTTTTCCCCTCATACGGCGGGATGAGCCTTTCCGTCACCGTGTGCATCTCTAGGATGCGCTCGTAATGCGAGAAACGATATCGCGTGCCCTCTACGCTACCTCCTCCCGGGATTCGCATTAAGACGGGGCGGATCAACATCGTCCCTGATTTAATCGTTTCGCTATTATGCAGTAAGTGGGACATCATGCGCGGGCTGGCTATGACTTCTGCCGCCACGTATTTATGCCCCGATAGCATGTAATCAAACTCCTCTACTGCTTTATCAAGATTGGCATGATGAGTTATCTCAAAGGGGACTATCCCAACGTTTTCTCCAAAAAGCGCCTGCAGTTCAGCCCGCTGGCGTTCTAAAAGAGCGTGGCGTGTAACTCGTGCCACCCACAGCCTGTCTTCTCCCATGGTGTACTTCCTTGACGCGCGATATAGCGCTGAGTATATTGGTCCGCGAAGGAGGTTGGAAATGGTCCAACGTATCACCCCTAGCGCCAGGTTGCTCTACATTGCTCCAGACAATGCAGAAGAAGCTATCGCGCAAGCTCGCTGGTTTTGCAAGAACAACGTTAAGGAAGAGCCAACTCCGCAGCAGATTCAACGCGCTATTACCAATACGCTAGAAACCGGACACGTCGGTGTACTCGAGCATGCTATCGCATCTTTTGAAATCGACCTAAGCCGCGTTACTTCACATCAGCTTGTACGACACAGAATGGCATCTTACGTTCAGGAATCGCAACGCGCAGTAGCGCAAGTCCCGGATGTTATCCTCCCGGATAGCTATGAAGAGATTCCGCTTGAGTATCTTGAGCGCGTAATGAAGTTTCTCGACGATGCACACGGGCTTTATAAAGGCCTGCAAGACGCCGGCATGCGTCGCGAAGACGCGCGCTATATTTTACCGCAATGCTTTGCTTCTCGTTTGAGAGTAACTGCTAATTTCCGCAGCTGGATGCATTTCCTGCGCCTGAGGTTACACGTCTCGGCTCAGGATGAGATCCGCGATATTGCAGAGTCTATCCAGAGTCAGCTAGCCGAGCGTTGCCCGTCGGTATTCTCCATGGAAGCGCTACAGCGTTACGTAGAGGTGCCAGAACTGACCACTAGCTCCACATGATTTATACCGTATCTTATGCGTTATTAGCGCTTAAGTTGACGCAACGCAACATTAGCCTAAAGTACAGTGTATAGTTGCGCACAACTAGGAGGCCGACATATGGAGCCGGAAGTTAAGCTGTTCAGCAATCGCAGGACGTTCGTTCGCCCCATGGGTGATCTGACCAAGCGCGCGGACGTGGATCTGGGGGGCAATCCGCAGACATGGTTTAGCGCCACGCTGGGTGTATTCGGCACGCAGCATCCCGAGGTATCTGGCGCGCCATTTGCCACATCGCTTAGCTTTAAGAAGCAAGACTTAGTTGAGGGTGCCGCCACGGGCACAGTTACGGTAAGTGGTGGGCCGCACTTGCTTTCCTTCCCTGCGATTATCAGGGACGGCAAGCTGGCGCCATTCGACCTAGTTTTCATTGACGACAAGCTGCGCTATGCTGATCCCGGGCTGGTTGCGGCTTACGCCTCTCCGTATCGCCCCGCGATGGGTATTGCATCTAAGGATGTCCCCGGAGCGCCCGACACGACGGATGCGTTGCATATCGACAAAGTGCTGCCCGGCATGCGCACAGTATTGGCATCTTACAGCCTCGACGAGACGCGCAATGATCTCAAGTTTGAAGATCTCATCGGGACGATGACGGATGATCAGCGCAATAGGATGCTGAAGTGGGCCATGGCTTATCCCGACTATTGGGGCACCGCTACGGATACCTTCAAGGCGGCTATGCGCACGCTGCATAACCCACCCGCGCCGAAGGCAGCCCCTAAGGTCGACCCCCTATCGGAGTCTTGGCATGACACCGCGATAGTCAGACGTGGCGGGATTAATCGCTATCGCGTACTTCTAGGCAAGTATGCACACCTGGACTATGCCAGCATAGATACCGACTCCGCTGGAGTGAGAAAACTGGCTAAGGCTTACAAGACCAACGCGGACAGCCTCCTAGCGCGCATTGATCAGTTCGACGATATCGCCGGCATGCCTGTATGCGTCAGGCGCAATCAGGGTATGCTTGAAAAGACCGCGGCGGATTCGTTGGCATACGAGCTCAGCTCGAGCATCGCCAGCACGGCATCGCCGGGCGAAGTCAGCTCTTACGGAACGTATGAAGTGTACTTCAAGGATCGCGGTCCGCAACGCGCCCTCGTCCTGCCCGTTGTGGATTGGGATTTCAAGCGCACCCAGACTAAGCTGGTCATAGCCGATAACACGTTTGCGGTTACCGAGCGTGTATATGGCCGGCCGTCTGTGGGGCGCTTCATTCTGCCGAAGGGCAATATCAGCAGAGGCGTTTGGGGTGCTTTCGTTTACGAGTCCACCGAGCGCAGCTTCAGCACGATGCCCTTCGAGGTAATAGCGATACGCGATACCCCTGCAGGATTAGCTATCGCTGGCGTGGACGTGATCTCTAACACTAAGCTCAACCTGGTCAAAGTCCATGGCATCAAGACTATCACCAAGATGGATCCCAAGGTCGATCCGGGGTTGTATATGCACGGCCACGTCAATGCATACATCCCCGCCGTGATGGAATTCGTGCCGCTGCCGGCGATGAATGACGCCGTGGCGCCTGATCCCAGCTCGGTATTCAAGTCGGCTGCAGCTGACTACGAGATGCTGCTCTCTGACGGCCGCGCGTGGCTCCCTAAGGGGGCGCTTGCTAAGTCCGCCGGAGTACAGCACGACACGCTGCCCGAAAAGCGCGTGTTGGATGACGAACAGACGCTTATGGCGCTAGCCGTAACCGGGCACTACAATACTAAGCTAGCCCACGGCGTGATGTCTGGCGATATCCCCACGCATCTGACGCTATCAATGCCGCTAGCTCCTGAAGAGCCCGAAGTCAAGACTGCGACGGCACCGATGTGGAGCGATATCGAGCTTGCCAGAGCGGCACATGCGGTTAATCAAGTCACGGACTATGATGCCTTCATGAAGGTAGCAACCACGCAGGGCAATCGCAAGGCGCTGGACACCATCCTGTCGATCAACGTCATGAGTGATCGCAACATGAAGTACTTCATGAATAACATTGGCATACTGCGTGATTGCGAGACATACTTAGCACGACTCTTGCTGATGTCGCGCCTCGCCAACATCGGCGTGGATGAGGCCGACCTCAAGGCGGCGCTCGAAAGCCTAGTTAGTATCAAGAACACTCTAGCTAGGCTGGGTATGCTCCGCGAGGAGTAGGTGAATGTGGCGCGCGTGCGCTCGGGGATTCGTCCGGCACTTAAAGTGCCATATGATAGTGCTCTAAAAGCATTTGCATACGCCGGGATGCCGTTCAATACGGCATCCCGCATTTTAGACTCCCTGGGATTTCTGCAGCCGCCCGTTGGAGATAATTCGCTAAAGACGCTCTATTCATTTCACCGCCAATCGGCGCGTGATATCAATCCTGACTTCAAATTCGCCCGCGGCTTAGCTGAAAGCTTCGGCATCAATCCTATTTACGAATGGGTATCGCGCAGCAAGGCACATGAGACTACCAATGCGCGTATTGACACCATAATGGATGAGATGCGCCAGCCGCTACTGCGCCGCGCGCTTGATATTCTGTTGTATCTAGGATGGTCCCCCGAAGAAGTGTCTGAAGCGTTGAATACTAAGATCGACGCCCCGATACGTTGCTGGGATATTGAGGATGTAACCATCTATCGCGACTTCTTCTGGAACACAGAGCTGATGGGTGTCAGCGATTGGGAGCAGTACTTGTCCTGGTGGCAAGAAGCCCCCATGGCATATGCCAATAATCATGTCTTTAGTATGCTGGATAGCAGTCGCGAAGAGCTGCTATGGATGGCTGGCATAACCGAGGGGATCACTCCGCAGCAAATGGCTAAAGCCATGATGATGGAGTGCTACATCCAATTCCGCAAGAACTCATCCTCAAGTAATCCCGACTCGGCGATGATGTTAAAGCATATCGACGCATTCCGCAAGCTGGCCATGACCTCTAAGGTATTGGGCGGCATGGACGAGGAGAGCAGGGGCGCGGCGAGTGACATCATGCAGTCCATCAGCGTGTCCTTTAAAGCCCCCGGGGCGCGTGAGCCTATCTCTAAGGCGGAGCTAGAGGATGGGCCTGTCACGATAACATCGCGTGA